CGGTGTCGCCAGTGAACCAGGCGACGGTCTCCTCCGCGGTGGGGTGGCGTTCCTGGTACGCCTTCCACGTGGGCAGGCCGGGGGCCTTCGTCCCGTCGGTGCGGACGGGCACGGCGACGACGCCGGCGGCCTCCCAACGGATGGCGGCTTCGAGGATGCTGGTGGTGTTCACGTGCCCCGCTCCCCCATGACGAGGGACGGGCCGGCTACGTGCCGGGCGGGGCGGCAGCGTCAGGCTGCGAGGGTGTTCGCCAGCGCGGCGACGACGGTCTCCGGCAGGCCCGATGCGGCCGCGGCGTCGGCGGGGGTGGCCCCGGCCTGCAGCAGCTGCTTGGCGATCTCGACCGGGTTCGCGGCCGCCGGTGCCGGTGCCGCGGCGACGGGCTGCACCGCTGCGGGCTCGGCGAGCGCCTGGGCGACGCCGGCGGGGCCGTCGGCGAGGACGTAGGTGAACTCGCGCGGGCTGGCCGCGGTGCCGATGCCGGACACGTGGGTGACGGTGATCTTCTGCCCCACCTGCGGCTCGGGGACGCCGGCCGCCTTGCACGCGGCGACGAGAGCCTTCTTCTGCCCCGACCACAGGTTGATGCTGAGCATGCGGGTGCCGTCGTCGTCGTCGAACGCGGCGTCGCGGTAGTCGGTGGCGAGGCCCAGGAGGCACTGCATCTTCGGGGAGCCGTCGTCCCAGAAGTCGAGGTCGGTGGACTGGAACTTGCGGGACTGGCGCAGCTCGACGCTCGTGATGACGCCGGTGTAGGTGGTGCCGGGGATCTCCCACTTGAGGAAGGGCGAGCCGCCCGCGAGGTGGTTGCCGAGGATGGACATGGTCATGCTCCGATCAGTTGGGTGAGTGACTGCGTTTCCTGCGCTTCGCGTGGATGCCCCGGGCAGGACCGGGAGATGGTGGTGGCGTTCGCCTTGTGCCAGGGGCAGAAGTTGCACCAGGCGTCAGCGGTGGGAAGCGTCGGGATGGTGAAGTCGGGGCCGAGGGCCTCGAGGGCGAGCGCGATGGACGACGCGCGTGCGAGGGCGTCGATGGCGACCTGCTCGTCGTATGGCTCGTGCCACACGTGACGGTCAGTGAACTCCCCGTCGCGGGTCATGAAGATGACGCCGACGCTGCGGACGTCCATGCCCTGCCGCTGCCAGCCGCGGCCGTACAGGTGCGCCTGGATGCGGTACTGGTCGCCGGGGCCGTGGGGACGGTAGTGCTCGCGGATCTGGTTGCGGGTGGTGAACTTCCAGTCCCACACCTCACCGCGGTGCTCGTCGAACAGGTCGCAGGAGCCGGTGATCTCGACGCCGTTGACCTCCCCGACGGACAGCTTCTCCTCGACGCGGTAGCGGGTGGTCACGGTCTCGCTGGTGTCGTCGAACCGTGCGATCTCATGGCGGGCGATGACGTTGGCGAACTGCTCGTGGACGGAGGTGCCGACGTACGGCTTCCAGGCGACGCCGCGGTCGTTGACGGGGTCGACACCGGCGAGCCGGTAGCCGACGCGACGGTCGCAGGGGGTGCCGATCTCAGAGGGCCCGATCTTCTTCTGCGTGTTGCGGGGCTGCCCGATGATGGCCTGCTCGACGACGCCGAACAGCTCGCTGACACCCTCGTCGGGGTTGGAGGCGCAGGTGGGGTGGATGCGGATGCCGGTGGCGGGGGTGAGGCGCTCCTGGCAGGCGAGGCAGCGTGTCATGGCCGGTTGTCCGCAGCCTGGGCGGCGTAGCCCTTGGGCAGCCCGAACATCTCGTAGGACAGGGCGGCCGCGGCGGCGTGCTGGTTGTAGCCCTCGCGGAACGATGCGACGGCCTGGTCGGCGCGGACGGCCGCGATGAGGTCGCATTCGCATCGCTTGCAGCCGCACGTTCCGCATCGGGACGCTGCCGGGCACAGCGGGTCGTGGTTCACAGGGCCACCACGGAGGGCTTGTTGTAGGTGACGCAGAGGTCGTACAGCCCGGGGGCGAGGATCGCCTTGGCGCGCTTGCCGTCGGGCACGCTGACCGTGATCGACTCGAGCAGGTTGGCCGGCAGGTTCTCGGCGGCCTTGTCCGCGTCGAAGCGAGCCGCCCCGCCGCGGACCGCGACCAGCAGCTCCCCGTCGGGGCTGACGCCTCGCTCCCCCACGGCGAGGGCCTTCTCGATGATCTGCTTGGCGCGGGCCTTGCGCTCGGCGAGGGCCTTCTCCTGCGCGGTGATCTCGACCAGCTCGCGCGCGGCCTCGAGGTACTCGTCCTCGAGGACGACGGTGTCGGTGTGCTCGCTCATGATGCGTTCTCCTGTTCGTCGGTGTCGGGTGTGTGCGTGTCGATCCAGATGAGGGCGCCGGGCGCGTTGGCGTCCGCGTACCGCTTGCGGGCGTGGATGGTGACGACGCGGGCGTCGTCGGCGAGGACGGCGGCCTGGACGAGGCCGTCGAGGGTGGAGCGCACGAGCTTGTCCAGGTCGGGGGTGCGGGCCGGGGCGAGCGGGGCGTTGCCGCGCAGCTCGCCGTTGGTGCGGCGGTGGGAGGCCGGCCGCGTGAGCCAGAACGTCATGCGGACGATGACGGGGTCGTCGATGCGCTTCTCGGACAGGCGGCTCGACGGCCTTGCTGGACTCGACCATGCGGCCGCCGCCGACGTGCCGCTTGGAGCCCTGCGGCGCGGGGGTGCCGAGGACGCGGACCCCGATCACTGTTCCTCGGCCTTCATCAGCGCGCGGTCCTCGTCGGTGAGGGGGTAGCCGAGGGTGGCCAGGCTGCGGGCGTGCTCGTCGAACCAGTAGGGCTTGCGGTTGGCGGCCCCGCTGACGGCGAGCGCCAGGGCGATGACCTTCTCCTGATGGGGCAGCGCCTTCAGGCTGGCCGCGATGCGGAGGTCGGCGTCGTCGACATCCTCGTCCTCGCCGGGCGGGTCGATGCCGAGGACTGGCAGCATCGTGTCGGTGGAGTAGTTGTCCCGCAGCTCCTTGAGTGACCAGTCGATGAGGCCGTCGATGACGGTCTGCGCCTGCACGGCGATGCGGCCGGAGAGCCAGTCGTACATGCGCTCGGTCGAGGCGGCGAGAGCGGCCAGGCGTGCCTCGCGTTCCGCCCGGTCCTTCTCCCACTGCGCTTCACGCTCGGCGCGCTGGCCGGAGTAGTCGATCGCGTCGTCGTCGCCCTCCTCGGGCTGCGGGTTGCGGGCGTCGAGGACGCGCTGGATCTTGTAGGTCAGGCCGTAGCTGCTACTGAACTGCCAGGGCTCGGCCTCGTCGATGAGGGCGAGGATCTCCTCGTCGTCGGCCCACTCGGTGCGCAGCTTCGCGCACGCCACGCCTGCCTCGATCGTGAGCTTGCCGTCGGCGACCTGCTGCCGGCGCTCCTCGGGGAGCGATGCGAGCTGCCGTCGCTGGTGGACGGTGGACTTGGCGCGGCCCGTGGCCTTGACGATGGCGGCTTCCTTGACGCCGAGCAGCTCGAGCTGGGCGTAGGCGTCGGCCTCCTCCATGACTGTGAGGTCGGTGCGCTGCAGGTTCTCGACGAGCATCGCCTGGATGACCTTGGCGGGTGTGTCGAGGTCGGCGCGGACGATGCACGGGACCTTCGCGAGCCCGGCCTTGACTGCGGCGGCGTGCCTGCGGTGCCCGGCGACGAGGACGTAGCCGAGGCTGCCCTGGTCCTCCGTGCCGGGGTCGGGGGCGACGACGAGCGGCTGCAGGACGCCCATGCCCTTGATCGACGCGGCGAGCTCGGTCAGGTCGCTCACGTCGCGGCGGACGTTGCTGTCGTGCGCTGCGATCCGGTCGACCGGCACCTGGACCAGCGTGGCGGTCATGCGGCACCGCCGAGCTGCTCGATCATGCGGTTGCGCTCGACACGACGGCCGGCCTCGAAGGCGGCGTAGACAGCCTCGAGTAGGTAGGTGGCGATCTCGGTGCCGGCCTCGGTGTCGCCGGGCACGTCGACCAGGACGCGGAACATCGGCTCCTCGTCCGGGGCTTCCTCGACCACGGCGACGGGCGCTGGAAGGTCGGCGATGACGTCGTCGGGGTGGGCTGCCGCGTAGGCGGCGACCACGCCCTGCCCAAGCTTGCCGGTGCGGGCCTTCGGGTAGCCGTTGTCGACGGCCCAGGTGCGGACGTCCCGGTAGGTGACTGTGCTCATGCTGCGCTCCTCGGAGGGGTGGGTGTTGGCGTGTTGGGCAGGCAGGTGATGTGGCGCCAGCCGTCGAGCCAGAGGCTCATGTGCTGGCCGGGCAGGATGGTGAAGTCGCACTCCGCGCACTTGATCGACTGCACGGCGACGAGGGCGGAGGTGAGTGCCTCGTCCGGGCTGGGCTGGCTCACCGCCGCCCCCGGTCCAGCCAGGCGAACAGCGGCCGGGCGATCAGGGTGTCGATGACGATGACGACGGTGCCGAGGACGAGGCCGCGGACCTGCGCCCACGTCACGCGAGGCCCTCCTCGTGGAGGGATGCGAAGGCGAGCTCCGCGGCGTGCTCGGCGTCGTCCTCTGTCAGCTGCGCGCACGTGCACGGCCAGTGGATCGACGCAGGCGGTGCTTCGGCGTCGGCGTGGGGGCAGCGGATGTCGTGGCGCATCACGGCCTCCCGCAGGTGTGGCCGTCCCAGTGGAACGCTCCCCCGCGCTCGACGACCTCGAGCATCGCGATGTCCTGGTAGATGCCGGGGTAGCGGTTGATGTGGTGCAGCCCGGACAGGTAGACGCGGACCTGGCGGGCCTGCGCCTTCGGCATCCCGAACTGCACGAGCCGGTCCTTGATCATGTACGGCAGGCCGTGGCGCCAGGCGGGCATGAACTGCCAGCGGCCTGCTGCCCCGGACCCGACGCCGTTGAGGGCGCCGGCACCGGACTCGCGACGGTCGAACGTGCCGCCGGACTCGCGGTCGAGGACGCACGCAGCCCACCGGATGAGGCGGGACGGTGGCTGCGCGGCCTGCGCGATGACGCGGGAGTACGCGCCGCGGCTGGGACGCTGGACTGCCCATTCACGGCGGTCGTCGGCAGTGGCGACGGCCTCCACGAGGGCGCCTGTCAGGGTGTCGATCACTCGGGCCTCCCGGGCTCGTCGGTCAGGTAGCGGGATGTGCTGCGGCGCAGCGCGATGCGAAGGTCGGCGATGGTGGCGGCGGCGCGGGACTCGCGCCCGGCGAGGTAGCCCAGGGCGTAGGTCAAGGTGGCGAACACGGCAGCGACGGCGATCCAGCCGACAGCGGCGGCCGTCACTTGACGCCCTTGAGGACGCGGACGTTCGACGGCAGCGCCGACGGATGCCGGTCGCGTGCGGCCTGCTCATCGCCGGCCATCGCGTCGACGATCCACTGGACGTCGTCAGCGTGCCGGCGGGCCGAATCGCGGTCGGCGAGCGCCGCCATGAGTCGGCGGCCCTTCTCCTGGGCGATCCGATGGGCGATGTCGCGCTGCCGCTCGGCGACCACGCGGCGGCGGTAGTCCACCGTCCAGCCGATGCCCGCCAGGACGGCGACGAAGGCGAGCAGCAGATGCAGGCCGTTGATGGTCATGTGGTTCCCCTTGCTCTCGGAGGGCTGTGCTGTTGTCGTGTGCCTCGGAGGCCGATCGGCAGGGGCGCTTCCCCACAACCCCTGCCGATCGGTTGCCCTCCGGGGCGCCGGCCGGTCCGCGACGGGGGAGACACGGACCGGCCGGGGACTAGGTGCCGTACTCGGTGGGCGCGGCTTCGATCCACGAGCGCAGGTCGTCGACCAGGACGACCGGACGCTTCGTGGGGTAGTGGGCGATGAGACGGTTGGCGCGGATCGCGCGGCGCACGGTCTCGACGGAGACGCCGGCCATCTCGGCGGCACGATCGAGGGTGACGGCAAGTGGCATGACTGCCGTGTCGGCGCTCACGCCGCGGTCTCCGGAATCCCGCTGCTGACCATGTCGATCGGGTTGCCGTAGCCGAAGTGCTCGGCGACGACGGCCGACTGATCCAGCGGCCAGCGGGATCCCTCGTTGAGACGTCGGTACAGGGTCGCCTCGGAGATGCCGACGGCCTCAGCCAGGTCGGCCACGGTCTGTCGGCGGAAGGCGAGATGTGCGCGCACCTGCGCGCTGAACCGCTCGGAGAGCGTCTCGGTGGTCGTGTCCATGGACAGGAACGTAGTCCCACATAAGTGGGATAGCAAGTGCATCTTGCGGCGTGTCGCACATTTGTGCGACTCTCTTCGCATGGGCAAGCAGCGTCAGGGGCGAGTGCAGATCGAACCTGGACCGTGGAGCACCGCGGTGGCCGCCGCGATTGCCGCCCGCGTCGACGCGCGCGACGGCAAGCGGGACCGCTTCCAGCAGGAGGCCGGGTTCAGCGGACGGCTCGCGAAGCTGCTCAACGGCGAGCGCGCTTGGTACCTCGAGGACGTCGAGAGGGCATGCGATGCGCTCGGCCTCGACGTGGTCGACTTCCTGGCGAGCCTTGACGTCGAGACGCCGAGCAACGTGATCCCGCTCCTGCCAGATCCCGGCGCTGGCACGCCACATCCTCAGCTGCCGAGTGTCACCCGGTGGGCCGAGGATGAGGACGACGTCGCTGCGGACGAGTCACCTGACGAGGATGCGGAGCGAGATGAACGGGGAGAGTAGCCATGCATCGGGGGAAGCGTTACGAGCCGCACGGCCACGCGGAAGCGTTGGGCCTGCGTGTCGAGTACCGGGGCCTGCGCGGCCGGAAGGGCGAGTATCGCCATCGCGACCGGCTCATCGTCGTGCGGACGGGGCTGTCGCTACGCCAGGAGCGGTGCACGCTCGCTCACGAGATACAGCATGCGCTTGCCGGCCATCGCCGCTCGCCCTTCGGCTTGGTCAACGCGCGGCAGGAGGCGTACGCCGACCGGATGGCAGCCTGGCACCTCATCTGCCCACTGGAGTACGCGGCCGCGGAGCATCTCAACGGTGCTCACGCGGGCGCGCTTGCCGACGAGCTCGATGTGACCCTGCACATGCTGCGGGTGTGGCGCTCCGTGCAGATGCGGATCGCGTCATGAGTGGCGACGGCTCAATGGGTGGACTAATGGGTGGATCAGCCTCCCGAGTAGTCCACTCCACGCCGTGTGATTCACGTGAAATGCTAGGCGTTGCAACAGGTTTCGCGAGTGGGTCGCCGGGGGCTCGAACCCCGAACCTACGGATTAAAAGGCAGTGTCAGACCCCCATGGCAGGGTCCAAAGTTGAGCATTCCCAACGCTTGCGCACGCTCCGGCACGCTGGGGCGCGCTGTCAAAGGGTGGAGTAATGGGTGGACTAGCACGGAGGCGACCATGGGCAGGATGACGTACGGCGACGGCTCCCTCTTCGAGCGCAAGGGCCGCAATCTGTGGGTCGCCCGCCTCGAGCTCGGCTGGGACGAGCGGGGCAAGCGGCGGCGCTGGGAGGCGACCAGCCGCACGAAGGCCGGCGCCCTGGCCAAGCTGCGGCAGGCCCGGCACGACATCTCCACCCTCGGCACAGTCCCGGACAAGGGCACCACGCTCGAGGTGTGGCTCCCCCGCTGGCTGGAGGAGATCGCGAAGCCCACCCTCAAGCCGCGCACCTACGCCGACTACAAGTCGACGATCGGCAACCACCTGATCCCGCGGCTCGGGAAGGTGCCGCTGTCCAAGCTGACGCCCGGGCATGTGCGGCACATGCACCGCGAGATCCAGGCCGGCACGTCGCTCGGGACGGCGAACAAGGCCCACCGGGTGCTGCGCGCGTCCCTGTCGGACGCCGAGCGGGAGGGCCTCGTGCCCCGGAATGTGGCGAAGCTCGTACAGACGCCGGCGGCGAAGGGCAGTAGGAAGGCGCTGACGGCCGACCAGGCGCGGCTGGTGGTGTCGGCGACCACGGCCGATCCGATGCACTCCCGCTGGCTGGCGGCCCTGCTGACCGGCGCACGGCAGGGCGAGCTGCTCGGACTGCAGTGGGACCGCGTCGACCTCGACGCCGGGACACTGGACCTCGCCTGGCAGCTGCAGGCGCTCGCCTACCGGCACGGCTGCAGCACCGGGGAGCCGACGTGCGGACGCAAGCGCGCCGGGTCCTGCCCGAAGCGGCAGCTCGACGTCACCGACGGGTTCGAGTACCAGGTGCTGCGCGGGCAGATGTGCCTGACGCGGCCGAAGTCGGCCGCTGGCCGCCGGGTCGTGCCCATCCCGGCACTGCTCGTCGACGCCCTCGCGAAGCACCGGCGCGCCTCGATCGCCTCGCCGAAGCCGTTCGGGCTGGTGTGGGCGGACGCGGCCGGGCACCCGCTCGGGCCGGACGTCGACCTGGGCGGCTGGTACGCGGCCCTCGAGGTCGCCGGCGTCGCGAAGGTGCCGCTGCACTCCGCCCGCCACACGACCGCGACGCTGCTCATGGAGCTCGGAGTCGACGTGACCGTGATCCAGGCGATCATGGGCCACTCGGATGCCACGACGACGCAGCTGTACCAGCATGCGGATCTGACGATGGCGCGCCGGGCGATCGACGGTCTCGGCCAGGCCTTGGCTAGGCGATGATGCCGCGCACTGAGCGGGCGGCGAGCCGGTCGGCCCGGATCCGCTGCAGCCGCTTGACCGTCGTCGGGGCGTACGCGAGCGCCTCCGGGCGGTCGATGAGGTCGTTGACCTTGCGCCAGTACGTCGTTGCGGACAGTCCGAGCTCCGTGGTGAGCGCCTCGGCCTGCGCGCCGGGGAACCGGTACCAGCGCGCGGCGAAGTCGAGCAGCGCCTTGTCGGAGTCGGTCAGAGACATGACCTCATGATGCCGCGACCGGCTGACATCCGTCATCCGGCCGGCGTACCGTCACCCATGAAGGGGGAGACATGAAGGTAGTTCTGAGCATCGCCACGGCCCTGCTGTTGGCTGGATGCGGAGGTAGTTCGACCGCAGAGTCACCGGTCACCGAGGTGCCAAGCCAGCCGGCGGTTGCGGCTCCTAGCGCGCCTGCCGTCTCCAGTGCTGCCGCTGCACCGGAGATAGATCCCACGTGCGAGATTGTTGCCCGTGTTCGAGCCGAGCTGCCCGACCTCGAGGTTGGTCCCTTGGACGATGAGATGGCGAGCAAGTACCGGGGCGTCGTGACCGCTTTGCAGCTCGCGCTGCCTGACCTCACGGCCGAGGCAGCGGGACTGCCAGACTCACTACTGACTGAGAAGTACCGGCTCGCCTTGTCATTCATGAAGCAGCAGACGGCGCTGTACCTGTCGCAACTGGAGGACTGGAGTATCAGTGATGGGGATGGGAGCCGGCAGCTGAAGGAATTCGGCGCAGGCATCACCGGCCAGTTCGACGAAGTGATCGCCAAGTGCGGTGAGTAGACCCTGACACGACGAAGCGCCCCCTCCCACCCGAAGGTGAGAGGGGGCGTTCGCGGTGTCGGCCGCTCATGTCCGACAGCCATCCGCGCTTCCCAACGCGGAGCCTGGTCGGCTACGGGCTCGCGGGGCGGCCGTTGGCGCCGTCGAGCCAGCCGCGGGCGTACCCGTCGCGCTCCGCAGCGACCAGGTCGGCGCAGATGACGCAGTCGTCCTCGGGCAGCGGGTCGAGCGGGCAGCGGGGGTGGTGGGGCACTAGCGACGCACGGCTCGCCGCTGCAGCCAGGACCAGCGCACACGTGGCTTGGGTCGATAGTCCTGGCGGTCGTCGCCGTTGCTGGCGAGGCCGTTGCGTCCCGCGTCGAACGAGACGAGCTGCGCAAGGGCGCCGGGCGCCGGCAGAAGCCGCACGTCCTTCGTCCGGTCGGACGGTGGGAACGCAACGGCGTGCACATGAGGGTCAAAGCCGTCGGCCTTGGTGCGGTACCAGGCCGCAAAGCCGACGTCGCGCAGCGCCTTGGCGACGGCGTAGCGCGTCTCCTCGTCCCACAGTCCGACGCGTAGGTCGACTGTCGCGGCACGGGAATGCGTGCCGGCCGACATACTGCCGTCGCTCCATCCGCCCTGACTCGGAGAGAACGTGAGCAGCGGCCGGTTGAGGCGGGCGCGCACCATCTTCTCTGCCTTGTTCAGCGCGGACGCCGTGCGCCGGTCCAGCCACACGCCGCGCCAGGCGACCCGGTCGGTGGCGCGAGGAATCAGCGCCATCACTCATCGACCTTCCCGTACCGGGTGTCAGCGGGGTTGAGCCAGTTGACGATGACGGGCACCGCAGCTCCGAGGCCTGCGATGACCCACGTCTGCCAGTTGGCGAAGTCGATGGATCCGGTGCGGGCGAAGTCGGCAACGGCGAACGCCAGGACGATGGCGACGAACACCTTCGCCGCTGAGGCGAGCGGGGATGTGGCGAGCCAGGTGAGCATGGTCATTCTCCCTTGTCGAGGTGCCAGTCGATGTGCTTGTCAAGACGGTCGGCGATGTGCCCCTGCCGTTCGATGACGACGTCGAGCTTGTCCCCGAGATCGCGCAGGGTCGCCCCGCCATTGCGGTAGTCCGGCTGGATCTGCATGGTGGCCTCGGTGACGGCGGCCTTGATCCGGCGCTCCATGTCGGCGCGCTCCCGCGTCCGTACCTCGGCGACCCGCTTGGCGTTCCACTTCTGGACGCCTGCGAGGGCGCCGGCGACCGCGAGGACGATGCCGACAAGGGTGGCGACGTCGGTCACGTCCAAGCCGTTGTTGTTCGGGTCGAGGAACGCGGCCAGGATGTGCATGAACAGCCTCTCGTCAGGCGTGACGGACTACTGGTGTCGTTCGATCCAGCGGCTGCCAGGGGAGCCGGGAGTCAGGGGGATGCCGAGCAGCGAGGTGTCCGAGTGGGATCCGTAGGCGTACCAGTAGACGCGAGCCACTCCGAGCTCGAGGGCCTGCCGGTCGACAGCGTTCATCCATGTCGGTACGCGGCGCACGGGGATGGGGCCGGAGCCGTGGTTGGCGTTGGTCTCGGTGACCCACATGGGGAGGCGCGGCGCCTTGAGCTCCCGCAGCAGCCACTTCCACTCGCGCACGGTGTTGCCCCACGCGGTCGCTGTCGTGCCTGCCGGGGGGTAGATGTGGGCGGCCCAGATGTCGATGGGCCAGCCCTGCTTGCGCAGCTCTCTGAGGTAGCCGCTGCCCCCGTCGCCGAGGTCGGGGAGGATCGGCGCGGCCACGACCTTGGCGCGCGGGTCGACGCGGGCGATGATCCGCTGCGCCCTGGTGGTCATCTCGCCGAGAGCGGCGAGGTCGCCGTCCCAGAACCACGTGAGCTGCGGCTCGTTCCACACCTGCCACGACCCGATGCGCCCGGCGTACCGGGTCACCATCGCCGTGACGAAGGCATCCCAGTGGGCGAGGTCGGTGGGTGCGGAGTTGCAGCCGGGGTTCAGCCACGGCGCGTGGTTCACGCTGGACGGGTTCGATGCGAGCCACGTCGGCGTGATGCCGAACGTGTAGGTGACGTTGTGGACGCCAGCCGCTCGGGCCTGCTCGAGGATCCGGTCGAGCCGGGTGAAGTCGAAGGTGCCAGGGGCAACGTGGATGTCGCGCCAGTAGGTGAAGTTGTCCCACATCCGCAGGTGGCTGAAGCCGAACGTGGGCCACTCGGTGTCGGGGTACAGGACGTTGAGGCCGTGGATGGGCGGCATCGGAGTGCTAGGCCGCAGCCTCGTAGATGAAAGTCGCCTTAAGCTCATCCGTCGACACCCAGGTGAACGGAACAGCCGACGTGACGCCGATGACACTGACGTACGTGCCTCCCGCGGCCCAGGCCTGGAAGATGACGAACGAGCCGTCCGGGGAGAACTCGACGAAACCGGGGTAGGTGATCGCCGAGCTCTGGTCGATCGACATGATCCAGCCCTGCGGGCGGGAGCCCGTGCTCTTCGTGAGCGGAGTGACCGGCGGGTCGACTGCCAGTGTCTTGGTGCCGAAGGTTGTGGTGCTGCCCATCGTGATGGTGACTTCGACGACCACGGTTCGGCCAATGCGCTGGTAGCGACCGGTCACGGTGCCGTTGCCGAGAACCCAGTCGGTGCCCGAGTAGGCGTTCTTGATCGTGGGGGTGTACGTCTCCCAAGCCCCGACGTGGAAGCCAACCTCCCAGGCGGTGCCGTTGTACACGCGCACGAGGTCCGTGTCGGTTTCATAGATGGCCATGCCCTCGGACGGGGTCCCTGGGCGGGTCGCGGACGTGCAGACGATGAGGGACTGTCGCATCAGGTACGTGTTGACGTCCGAGGAGGTGAGGACGTCGCCGGCCGCGAAGGTCTTGAAGGACATGTCACAGCTCCACGGGGTCGGGGATTACGGTTCCGTCGGGGTCGATCACGCCATTGGGCAGGCGGCTGTCCTCCCAGCGGTACTCATCAGGCTCCTGGTCCCTGTCGACACAACGACCCCCGGCGTAGGCAGCGGGGGCGCCGAGGGTCACGGCTCCCACGGCGAGGTGCTGGTGATTGACCGTGCTGCGCAGGATTCCCATTAGGACAACCTCGCCTGGTAGTACGTGGTGATGCTGGAGACTTCCGCGGCGCTCAGGGCACGCCGGAACACGGCCGCGCCGATGAACTCCATGTCCGTGTAGCGTCCCGGCGTCGCATCCGAACTGGCGCCGACGCGCATCGGGTAGGCGTTGACGAGGCTGCCGACGCCGCTGATCGACACGGGAGTCCCCGGTGTTCCGTTGCGGTACGGGGTCAGCGTCTGCGCGACACGGTTGACGACGGCAACATGGATGGCCAGGGCTCCGCTCGCGGGGTCAGATGCCTGCGCGGCGGCAGTGTTGATGCTCGCGTCCGTCACCAGCGGTCGCACTGTGCGGTCCGTCAGGTAGTGGGCGAATGACCACCCGTTGTAGGGCGATGTGTCGAAGTACATCTTCGACAGCAGGCCGGAGGTGTTGTTGGCGGTGACCCACTCCCGCACGACCATGACGTAGCTGAAACTGTCGGTTGCAGCGAAGTCGAGCAGGGCGTTGTCGGCGACCTGGATGTAGTCGTCGGTGCCGAACAGCAGGACGGGGGCCACCACGCAGACGGTCTTGCGCCCGGACGTGCCCCGAGCGATGGTGATGCTCTGCCCGGTGGTGGTCGTGAACGACGTGGCTGTGCCGACAGTGATGAGCGACGTATCTACGTCGAGGACAGTGCTGCCCCCGATCCCGTTCAGTACCAGCCCGCGGTAGAACTTCCCGGTTGCCGGCGACCCGCCGCTGGCGGAGCCTGCTCCGACGACCAGCTGGGCGCTGCCGCTGAAGATGGAGGTGGCGGGCGTGGAGGTGACCGTGGTCCCAGCTGGGGACCACGATGATCCGTCGTTCGAGGTGTAGAACTTCACGTCGTAGCCGGACGCGCCATTGTTGACGTCCAGGGTGGCCCGAATCCACTTCGCCGACCCGTCCGTCACACCAGTGGCCACGCTGCTGGTCGCGGACTTCTGCGTGGAGCCGTCCGTGGTCCAATACAGGGTGAGCTTGCCGTCGGTGAGCACGTCGAGCCGGTAGGACTGGTTGCCGGCCGCTCCAGACCACTTGCTGATCAGCCCCATCTGAGCCGCCGGGGTCCAGTCGTCCAGCGCGCAGTGGACCCGCAGGTCGATGTCGCTGGTGATGTCCAGTGCGGCGGCGTCGGCAGCGTACAGCCAGTCGATCGCGGTGCCCGGGAGGTAGACGTAGTTGCCGGCGTTGTCGCCTGGCCAGTCGAGGAACTTGGGGTCGTTGGAGTCGCTGCCGCTGGTGCTGCCGGACTGCCCGTTGAGGTCAGCTCCGCCGGTGCCCAGGTTGGTGATCGTCTGCCCGGCCATCAGTACGTCAACTCGCTCGAGTCGAGGAGGCCGTCATTGAGGTCGTCCAAGATGAACCCTCCAGTGTCGATGAGCGGAGTCAGCTGCAGGGTGATGACGTGCACTCCTGTGACGATCTGATGCTCCACGCCCTCCACGAAGCTGACGATGTCGAAGCCCACTCCAGCGCCCAAGGGCGTCCACACCGTGCGCACGAGATCACCGATCTCGAGGCGCTTGACGTAACGGGCGTGCACCTCGGACAGCCCGGCCATGGGAATCTCATGGCTGGCCACGCGGACGACGGGCTGCGCGTACTCCGTCAGCAGGTAGTCGGCGAACGACTGCGCGGCCGCGTCCGAGATGAACAGCATCGCGGACGACGAGTACGCGCGGATCCCATAGCTCGCCACGCTGCTGCTGTCGGACGCGGTCATGGATGCACCGCCTGCCCTGGCGATGACGATGCGGTTGAACAGGAACTCCGACCCGTACCCCACCTCGACCGCGCCGAACTCGATCACGGGGGCGATGTAGGACGGGTCTGAGGCGTCGAACCACAACGTCGCGTCCTGCAGCACGACTTGCCCCTGAGCGGCCGCGTCGATGCGCAGGGGACGGGGCGCCGCGGCATCAAGCCACAAGGTTGCACCCGACAGGGTGTCGAGCTGGATGACCAGCGGGTCGTCCTCGAACCCGAATGCGACCAGCGGGTCGCTCTTCACCCCACTCGTGCGACTGCGGTATCGCAGGACTCCCGCGCCGTCGACGAATAGGCGCCCGTAGTCCGTTGCGGCCACCTGCTGCAGGTACTGCAGGGTGTTGGTGCCGGCGGCCACCGTGTCGGCCTGCATCGGATTGAACCCAGCGTCGAGGTTGGTCTTCCCTGTGAAGCCGACACTTGGCCGGGACAGGATGGAAGTGATGCGCTCGGCGGGCGTGTCCTGGGTGTTAGTGAACTCGTCGAGGACGGTCTGGGACAGGATTGCCAGAGCATCGACGCAGCGGACCACTGCCTGCGCTCGACCTTCGATGTCATAGGAGTAGGACCAGTCCTCGACGAAGCCGTCGAACAGGCTGATGGAGTCGCTGCTGACGTTCACGCGTACGCGGGGGATCAGCTGATTGCGATACGGCCCAGCCGTGTTGGTGGGATCGAAGCGCCGATCGTAGTTGTCGAGCACGATGGTGCAGCCGCCAGCCGTGAACGTGTCGAGCTCGCGCGACCGACCTCGCCGGGACTGGATGCTGTACACGTAACTGCTGACATCCGTCGCGACACCGCCGAAGTAGATCGTGACGACCTCGCTCACGAGGAGCGCCAACCCGCGCCGTTGGACTGCTCGAACTTCTTCACGTACTCGACGATCTGCTGCCCGATCTGCCGCGGGTCACCCACGCCGGCCTGCACCGTGATCTGGTACGTGTTCCCGCCACCCGCTGCTGCGGGCGCAGCCGCCAGGCGATTGTTCGGAACCACTGTCCCCGATGACAGCGGGACGAACAGCTCCGGTCCGCGCTCGCCGATGATGTAGGCATTGCCGCCGGTGACCGGGCCGCCCGCCGCACGTCCGGGAAGGTTGGTCGGGGCACCGGACGTGTCGTAGTTGACCCTTATCGTGATCTCGGTCCCGAGGTGGTTGCGGACCCACCGCTTGAAGTCCTCGGCCTCGTCGGCGATCCGCGCCTTCGCCTTCGCGATCATCTGCACAGCGGATACGTCACCGACCGTCGCGAACGCCTTCGCCATCGGCACCCCGAGCAGGGTCTCCGTGGCCGTGGCCAGCGCCTGGTAGTTCGTCGTCAGCTGCGCCATCTGCTCCGGACGCGCGGCCAGGTAGTTCGCCAGCTCGATGGCGGCCTTCGGGTCCATCGTCAGCATCTGCTGCGCGAGGGCCTCGGGTATCCTCGTCGCGATCTTCGCGATCGCACCGACGGCGGCCTGCTGGTTGGCGATGTCACCGATGACCATCTGCACGATCTGCTCAGGGGTCAGCGGGACGACCTTGCCCTCGGCGTCGGTTCCGGTGGACTGGAACTTGACGTTGCCGAGGATGGTCGACGTCACGGAGGCGGCGTAGTCGTCGAGGGCCTTGCGTGCCGTGGTGATCTTGGCGACCTGCGCGTCAATGACGCCCTTGAACGCGTCGGTGCGGTTGGCGAACGACTGCAGCATCGCCCCGGACGCCTCGTCGGACTTGCCACGGATCGAGATGGTCAGCTCGTCCATGCCCTTGTTGATGTCGCCCGCGATGCGCGGCCACACCACGGCCATGCCGAGCTTGAGGCCCTCGCCGAGGTCCTCGCCGACGCGGTAGAACAGCTGCGACGGGGAGTGGGACTCCGCAGCCGAGCGGGCGGCGGCCTCGGCCTCGAGGACCAGCTGACGGGTCATCGCCTGGACCTTGGCGCTGGACGCGGCGATGCCGGCCGCCATGCCGCGCCCCATGTCCGTGCCGACGCCCTTGAAGCCGGAGTAAGCGAGCGCCAGGGCAGCCTTCTGGGAAGCGGTCAGGTTGGCCTTCGCCGGGCCCGTCCAGATGCCCTCGGCGCCCATGAACTCGACGATGTCGCTGCGCTTGAACCCGTCCCGAACGAACTGGTTGACAACCTTCTTCGCCAGGCCCTTGTAGGCAGCGTCGTACTGGTCGGCGCTGATCTTGCCGTCCTCGACCCACTGCTGCGCGATCTTCGCCGCATCGCCGAGTGAGGAGCGGAGGGTGTCGCGGTTCTCCTTCGCGGCGTCGCCCATGCCCTTGAACGTCGTCTTGTTGCCCTTGAGCGTGGTGTCCAGGTCCGCCAGCGACTTGCGGAAGTCGTCGATGGACTGCGAGTTGCCGAGCGCCGCGGTCAGCGCCGTCACGGCGTCCTTCGTCCGCGCGAGGGCATCGGCCTCATCCTCGGCGGCCTCGGTCAGCGCCACCGTCGCCGAGTGCGCCCGGTCGCTGTTCGCCTTGTAGCCGGCGTACAGCGCGGTGACGCCGGCGATCTCGTCGGCCTTCGCCTTCTCGACTGCGGTCAGGGCGTCGCCGACGTCGACGGCGAGGACCATGTTGTCGACGAAGTCGCTGAACACGGGGTTGATGACGTCGAGGGCGTGGGCGCCCGTCTGGATGCGGTCGCCCCAGTCCGTGCCTGCGTCGGCGTTCGCCGTCATCGCGGCGGTCAGCTTGGCGACCTCCGTCGCCATCATCCCCACGGCGGTGACGAAGTTCGCGGTCGCTTCACCGAACCCGCTGACGGCATCCACGGCGCCGCCGGATCCGCCGAACGCGTCGGAGACGTCGCTGATCGCACCGAGCAGGGCGTAGCCAATCGTCTCCTGTGCCTCGGCAGCGGCGGTCTGGACCCGCTTGAGCTGCCCGCCGTACGTCTCCGCGGCCGCGGCGGCCTGCCCGCCGAACTTCTCGTTCAGCGACTCGACGGCTGCGCCGAAGTCCTTCGTCTTGATGATGTTGGCGTCGAGCGGAACGCCCAGCTTGGTCAGGGCACCGAGGCTGCCCGTGCTCGCCTTGGCGAGGGCCTGGCTGACACTGACAACGTCCTTGCCGGTGGCCGCCGAGATGTCGAGGGCGGTCTGCAGCAGCTTCTGCGACTCCGCCGCGTCACCCGTGGCCGTGACCAGGCGCTGGAAGGCGGGACGCAGCTCGTCGTCCGCGACGCCTGTCGCGAGCATGAGGTCCTTGATGAAGTCCTCGGTGCCGGCGTTGGCGAAGCCCTGCCCGACGTTCTCCATCGCGGTCGCCAGGGCCACCATCGACTTCTCGTCGGCGATGGCGGCGGTCGCTGCGTCCTGCAGGTACTGCAGTGCGCTCTGCGCCACGTTCGTGATCGCGAACGCGCCACCGAGGGCAGCGCCGACCCCAAGGAATCCCTTGGTGATCGAGTTGGTGAACCCGGTCGCGTTCTTCCCGAACGCGTCGAAGTCCCCGCCGACCGTCTTGGCCTTGCGGGAGAACTTGTCCAGCGCGTCGGATGCGGAGACGTCCCGGCCGATCAGGTTGAAACCCAGGGAGGTGTCGTTACCCACCGTCAGCCTCCCTCCGGGTCGGGGTGCGCGTCGCGGCCGCCACGAGCAGCTGCAACGTCGCGAAGTCGATGTCCCACACGTTCATCGGCGTGATCCCGCCGTACGTGTGCATGAGCAGAGGCAGGTGCCTCAGGATGTAGCTGCGGGCTCCGTGTCCTCGTCGCCCGCGGGCGTAGGGAGGTCGGGGGCCTGCTCTCCCGGCGCGGGGTCGTCGGCGAGGAAGCGCAGCTCGTCGCGGCCGTACTCGGCCATCACGTCGGCCAGGGTCACCGAGTCGTCCTGCCGGTGCAGCGCCATCCATGCGAGGGCGTAGAACGCGCGGTTGCGGGTGCAGCCCGCCACGACCGGCTTCGGCTTGGCACCCTTCTTCGGCGGCGTCAGCATGTCCATCAGGTCGAAGTAGTCGACCCCGAAGTGCATCTCGATCGCGTCGATCTCGGCCCCGGTGGGGCCGGTGCGGCCGTCGGAGCCGGGAAGGTCGTACGGAGTGTCGCGGACAATGAGCGGCATGAGCGGTGCCTTTCGATGAGCGGTTACATGCGGGAATTGAGGACCGTGTCGACGGCGTCCTGGAGCGCCTGCTTCACCTTTGTCTGGACCTCCGGCTTGTGGCGCATCGCCGTCGGCACCAGGTAGGCGTGCGACGACTGCGACACCCACTTCTCCCGGTTGCCGTAGACCGGGTGCCGCCAGGGCCGCTTCGACAGGCCCTCCATGTAGCGGGGCAGGTTCACGGGCTTGCCCGTCTTGGCGGAGAACTTCGTGCCCGACACCCGGATCCGGACGCAGAACCAGCCGGGCTTTTCCGGCATGACCTTGATCTCGGTCGCTGCGGCGATGCCCTGACGCAGCTTCGCGTCGCCTCCTGCCGAGCCGCGCTTCTTGCGGTACGCATCCGTGCTGCCGCCCGAGCTGGGCAAAGCCAGGGCGGCAGCACGGACGTCGTCGCGGACAGGCTGGGCAGCCTCGGTCAGGCGTCGGCGGGTCGCCTTCGCCAGCTCGCGGTCGAACGCCTTCACGCGCCGGAATAGCAGTGAGAAGTCGTCGCCCTCGATGTCGATGCTGATGCCCATGCGGACCTACAGGGTCGCTTCCGACGTCTGGTAGAACACCGTCAGCGGCTGGTTGGTGCCGTCGTCGTACGCCTCGAAGTCCATGGACAGGTCCACCGGGCCGTCGTCGCCGACCGCCGGGGCCTCGCCGTCGAACTTCACCGCAGGCAGGGTGATCTTCAGCGTGTCCTTGTAGGTGGACGCGATCGTGCCGCCGGTGAACGTGAGCTCCAGCGCGGCCGACGAGTCGGTCAGGAACTTGTTCATGAGGGTGGCGTCGGTGAACTCGGCCGTCAGCTTGCCGGAGACCTTCCGGAACCCGCCGAGGGTCTGCTCCGACTTCGCGCCGAGACCGCCGAGGTTGTAGCGGTCGGCCTTGAGGTTGTTGTCGACGCTGAGGCTGAAGTCCTTGATGTTCGTCGTCGCCCCGGCATCCACCGTGATCGCGCCCTGGGCGAAGTGGAAGATGCTGCCGTTCAGCGGGTACGACGCGGTCGCCAGGGCCTGCGTGGTGACGAAGCCCGCCGCATCGAGGCTGAATTTCCCGACCGCGATTCCGCCGTTGTCGACCCCGAGCTCGAAGCCGCCGACCTTGCAGCCGGTGAGGGTCTTCGCCAGGACGGTGCCGCCGTACTGCGGGACGCCGGCCTGCGCGGTGAACGACCGACCGAACACGTCGCCGAGGGTGAACGTGTACGTGTAGACCCCCGTCGACACGAGGACGCCGGCCGGGGCCGCTCCGCCCATCGCGTGCGACAGCAGCAGGCCGAGCCCTCGGGTGGGGAGGTCCATCTCGAGGTCGCCGGTGGCTCCGTAGGTCGTGACGACACGACGCTGCGAGCGGGCGATCTGGCCGCCGGCGCGCAGGCCCATGCCCACGGCGACGTTCTTCTCGTACTGCAGCGACTCCGAGTTGAACTCGTAGAAGCGGGTGGGGGCCACGAACGTGTTGAATGTGACCTCGTTGACGATGCCGAACTGTGCTCCGATACCGGCGCCGATTGCCATGGTGATCTCCTATGTGGTGGGTCAGGCCGCCGGGTCGGCCGGGGCGTCAGGGGTGGACGTGGGCTCGGGGGCGACCTTCGCGGCCTTGGCGTCGCCGGGTGCCCAGTTGGCCGGCTGCTCGAGCAGCGACGTGGCGGCCTCCTCGGACACGTCCACGACGTCGCCCGCCTTCACGACGAGGTTGAGTGCCGGGACGACGAGGTCGCCGAGCGGGGACACGTTCTTGACCTTCATGGACGCTCCTAGATTCGGGTGATCTTGACGGCGATGGCGAAGTCGATCGTGACCAGCGCGCCGCCGGTGGTCTGGACCTGGCGGACGCTGTAGGTGCCGATGTCGGCGAAGATGACGTTGCCGCCGATGGTGCCGTCGGTGCGCAGCGCGTCCTCGACCTCGGCGAACAGGGCGAACGCGGTGTCCCGGGCTACCTTCATGTCGGTGGAGCCGTCCCACGCGCACGCCTGGCAGTTGATGTCGTAGATCTCGGCGCGGCGCAGGTTGCCCAGCGTGGCGGGCTCCTGCCGGGCGTTGACGCTGGTGGCGTCCTCGTCGGACCAGCCGATCGCGACGTAGTCCGTCCCCTCGTCCGAGATCGGGGTGCCGTCATGCACGACGGCGTTCACGAGGCCAGGACGGGCGCGCAGCGCCGCGATGAGGGAATCGAGGGTAGCCGGGATGGTGGAGGTCGCCACGGGTCACTCCTCCGGGATCGAGCGGTGCAGGGCGTGGTGGCCGGCGGTCAGCCAGTACCGCTTGCGGTGCGGCAGGGTCGCGGCCGTCGCAGCGTGGATCGGGTAGCCGCGCATCGCAGCCCGCATGCAGAACGCGACGTCCTCCCCCACCCACTGGCCCTGGACGGGACCGTCGATGAACCAGCAGTAGTCCGGGCCCTCGTCAACCGTGTGCAGCTCGCGCATGCCCTCGAGGACGCGGCGGTGGATGAGCAGGCAGCCCGTGCCGGCGGCGTCCACGGGGATCACGTCGTCGGCGGGATAGTCGTGGACGGGCAGGTAGCCACCCGTCCCGCCCTGGCGGCGGAAGATCATCGGCATCGGCGTCGGGTACGCCTCGCCAGTGTCGAACGCCCCGAAGTACAGGCCCGCGACGATCGGGCGCTCGTCGACGTCGGCAGCTGCGCACAGCGCGTCGAACGCCGGGATGCTGAGCACTTCGTCGGCGTCGAGCATGAGCAGCCAGTCCGCGCGGGACTGCTCGAGGAACGTGGACACGATCTGGTTGCGCAGCCGGGAGATCAGGCAGGCGCCCTCCACCCGGATGATCGGACCGAGGAGCGGGGTGCGGGACGCGGCCAGCATGGCCAGGGCTACAGCGAACTCGCCGTCGACGGTGCCGGGATCGCACCAGCCGAGCGAGATGGTGTCGTGTGAGCGCACGACTGTCCTCTCGTGGGAAGGGGTCTAGCCGATCCCGCCGTGGAATGAGAGCTTGTCGATCAGTTCGATCGCGCGCATCGGCAGGGAGAACGTGGAACGGGCGTCGATGTCGTCGCCGTTCAGCGGGTTGCGAGCGACGGTGCCCCGCTGGGTCTGCCACAGATGGCGGACCGTCTCGAGGGTGGCCTGCTTCACCAGGGGCGGGATCGCCGCGGCACCGGCCACGTAGGTCACCACGACCTCGTACCGCTCGCCCCGGAACACATTGTCGTCCAGGTGGATGAGGCCGGTCTCGGGGATGAGCGTGTAAGCACTCGGAGCGATGGTCGAGCCGTCGTCGATGACGGAGGTGATCGACTTCACTGGGGAGTGGAACAGCACGATGTCGGACGTGCCGCCCGTGTGGTACTCGGTGTAGGTCGTGTCCCGCCAGACTCGGTCGGCCTTCTCCTCCACCAGATCCGAGGCGACCGTGAGGAATGCGGCCAGCTCGGCGTCCGTGGCGGACGTGCTGATGTTGAGGTGAGTCTTGGCCTCGGGGAGGGTGCAGAGGTCGGACACGGTCAGCCCTTGGCGGTGCGGCGGCCGCGCGTGGTGGCCGCGTCAGCGTCGGGTGCGGTGCGCGGATCCTCGTAGCCGCGAGCCTTCAGTGCGGCGGTCACCTGGGCGGCGCGGTCCGCCTTGCCCATGCGCTCGTACCCGGCGCGCTCGATCAGGAGGGCGTCGATCATCTGCTCGTTCGTTGCCATGTCTGGTTGCTCCCATCTCGGGAGCCCAGGGCTACCCGAGTTGCTGCGTAGGTGGATGGAGTAGGTACTTCGCGGCCGCCATCAGCCGATCGGGATCGTCCCCGAACTGGCCGAGGAGCAGGTTGCATCGATCGCACAGCAGGCCGCGCACCGCTCCGGTCTTGTGGTCGTGATCGACGTGAAGGTGGGTCCTGTACTTGCCCCGCTCAGATGGGCCGTTGCCGCAGAGCGCGCAGCCACCCGACTGTTTCGCGAGGGTGTCGTCGTACCACTCCTGCGTGACGCCGTACTTGCGCAGGAGGTGGGTTTCCCTGTCTCGGCCAGACTCTCTGCGGGCGCGCTCTCCGCACTTGCGGGAGCAGTAGATCGACGCCTTCCGCTGCTTGGGACGGTACGACTCCCCGCACGCAGCACATGCGCGAGGGGAGTCGTCCGCCCCAGCCTTCGGTGTGTAGCGATTGCGATGCCACTCCTGGTAGCAGGACTTGCACCACTGCCCATTGCCAGCAGCCCACCGAGATGGGTACCACTCGCTCTCGGGCTTCGACTCTCCGCACTTGTTGCAGGTTTTCAGCGGCTGGCTCATGCTCAGAGGTTACTAGAACATGAGCCAGCCTGCTAGAAACTAAAACACCGGGAGAATCAAACCAGTGCCGTTGACCTTCTGCATGGCGCCCGCGTAGCGGTCGAACGTGAACGCGAAGAAGCCGTACACGACGAGCGGGATGTTGAGCGCGGTTGCGCCCGCCTGGTCCGCCCGGATGAACATGGGAGCGTTCGGGTCCTCCCAGAGGTGGCACTCGTTGGCGTTGACGATGTAGATCTCGTCCTCGTTCGTCCCGAAGTTCGTGGCGATGTTGTTGTCCACGATGACGGGCGTGCCGTTGGGGAGCAGGCCGCGGTAGCCCGCGCCGTACAGCTCCCCGTAGTTCACGCCGCCCTGCTGCTGGGCGAGGCCGGCCTGGCCGATGAAGGGCCAGGAGGTGCCGACCTGCGACTGCATCCAGTACCAGCGACGCGAGTGCATGACGGCGATGGAGCCGCTCGAGGACTGGTCGAGCAGGGCTGCCTCGACGGCGGCGAGGCCGGCGAGGATCTTCGGGTACAGCTCGGCCGCCGTGGGGCTGGCGTCGGTGTACGCGATCGCGGTGGCCTTGTTGGTCAGGCCGACGGTCGCCTCGTTGATGAGGCGGTTGTCGAGCAGCGTGTGGTAGCCGCGCACGAGGTCGTCGATGGTGACGTCCAGTGCGCCGGTGCTGCGCTCGGCGGCGGCGCGGCTGACGGACTGCCAGTTCTCGTTGGTGAGAACGTTCAGGGTCAGGAGCGTGTCGTCGATGCTCGACTCGGTGACGGCCGTGTTCTCCGTGTGGGCCGCGGCGGTGGTGCCCGTGGTGACCTTGGAGATGTTGACCGTCATGCCCTCGGCGGGGAGGTCGTGCTTGCGGGAGACGTCGGCCAGGGGACGGCCGGCCTTCGCGTTCGGGGCCACGAGATCCGTGAGGTACTGCGGGATGGTCAGGCCGGCGAACGCCGACGTGCCCACAGCTGCGCGGGCGAGGTAGTCGCCCCGCTCGACGCGCTCCTCCGACATGTGGCGGGCGAGCCGCTCACGGGAGTCGATGTCGCCGAACATGGCGTTGCGCATGACGTCCTGGAGGAACTGCGCGCCCGTGCGGTCCGTCTCCGGGCTGTACGTGCGCTTCTCCTGGCCGACGCGCGCGGCGCGGTCGTAGGACGGGCGCGGGGCTGCGGGAGTGGACTCCTTGGCGAGCCGCTCCATGGCCTCGTCCCGGGACTGCTCCGCCTCGAGCTCGGCGATCTGGCGATCGATGGCGTCGACCTCGTCGGCGATGGCGTTCTTCGCCGCTCGCTTCTCCGAGATGACGACCTCGTCGGGGGTCTCGGCTGAGCGCAGCACGCCCAGCTCGTCGGCGATGACGTTGTGCGCGGCAACCTTGGCAGCGCGGTCGGCCTTCGCCTTGTCGATCAGGTCCTGGAGCTTCATGGCTCAGGTGTCCTTTCGGTAAGGGTGAATGGGTGGACCCCGCAACAGGCGACAGTCGGCAGGCAGAGCGCGCCGGGCATCGGGCGATGAGGGAGAGCCCGGCCAGGGAGGCCGGGAGAACGGGGGCTAGCGGATGTGCGCGAGGTCCGCCTCGGACACGAGCTCGAGCCCGCGGCGGGCCATGCGCGCCGGGGTGGCGTCGTCGCGCAGCGCGGACGACGTGCCGGGGTTGGCGCCGTAGCCGACGATCGCGACGTCGCCGCGGTGGATGTCGAACGCGTCGATGCGGTACTCGGTGTAGTCCGGGGACCACATGCCGCGGATGATGCGAAAGCGGAAGCTCATCTCGTGGATCAGCTTCGCGCGCATCTTCGGCGCGATGTAGGCGACGTCGTGGTCCTCGGGGTCGAGGTCCGCCTCGGTGAGCAGCCCGATCTCGTCCTCGGACAGGCGCAGGGTGCCGGTCGTGGTGGAGGCGATGCGGCGCATGGAGTCGTGGTCGAGGACTAGGGGGACGTCGAGGTCGATCCGGTTGAGGGACTCCGCGGCCGCGCCGCGGGACACAACCTCCGTGTAGGGCCCGAACATGTCGTACATCTCGTAGGGGTCCTCGTAGGTGCTGGCGTAGCCGGTGAAGCTGAGGAGCTTCGACTCCTCGCTCGCGGCGCGCAGGGACATCTGCGCGGGCCGAGCACGGGTGACGCCGGTCAGCCCGTGCTTGTCGCTGCGACGCTGGGAGGGGCGGTCGGCGGGTGCGGCAACGCCCGCGGCACGCCGCTCGGCGGCCTCGTGAATCGTCAGCATGGGTCGTCCTCTCGGGTCGTGCTCAGGTGACGGTGATGTATCCGCACTCGATGACGGGGGTCTCGGGGGCGGCGCTGACGCGAGCCCAGATGCGCCACTGGCCCGGGGTCAGTCCGGTGACCAGGACGAAGGTGGCGCCCTCGACGACGACGGCCGCGGTCCACGTGCTCGGCCGGCTGCCGTCGGCGACGACGGCGAACTCGACGCCCGTGGTCGTGACGACGCCGTTGACCGTGACGACGACCGGGATGTACTCGACGGTCTCCCGGGGCAGGGTCAGCGCGGTCATGTGGTGCCCTCCCATCGTCGCGAGCTGGTGGTGCCGGAATGCTGCCGGTCGCCGACGTCGGCGGCGCGGGTGCGCTCGCCAGCCGCGGCAGAGTGGAGTCGGGCGCCGAGCTCGGCTGAGCGGGTACGGCGGCCGATCGCTGCGGTGACGACGACGTCGGTGAACGCCGCCAGGAGCGCCAGCACCTCGTCGGACTCCGACGCGAACGCGACCGCTCGGGCCTTGACCCTCGAGGCTGCGGTGGCGAGGTCCGTCTCGTCGACCAGGCCGACCGTGCGGGCCTTGTACCGGGCCGCTGAGACGGCTTCGTCGGCCTCGAGGACCCGGGCAAGGGTGAGTGCCTTCGACAGGTCTAGGGACGCCGTGGCGTCCGTCTCCGTGGCCCGCCCGAGAGTGACGATCATGGGCGCCACGAGCGGCCGAGCGGTGTCCGTCTCCGTGGCGACCGACAGAACGCGGGCCTTCGACCGAGCGATGCTCGCCGTGGTGTCCGTCTCGGTGACCCGTGCGGTGGCGTACGCCTTCGAGCGACCGACGGGCTGGGCCGTATCGGCCTCGGTCGCCTGCCCCAGCGTTCGGGTGCGGCGCCGGGTGATCGCCTGGCCGGTGTCCGTCTCGCTGGACAGCGCGACCGTCTTGGCCTTCACACGAGCAACGGCGTTGGCGGCGTCGGACTCGACCGGCTGGGTCAGTACCCGGGTCCGGCGGCGGGTGACCGGCTGGCCGGTGTCCGACTCCGTCGACTGGCCAAGCGCGACCACGATCGTCGACCTGAGCGGCTGAGCGGTGTCTGCCTCGGTCGCCTGCCCGAGCGTGCGGGCCTTCTGCTCCGTCAGCGCGGACGCGGTGTCCGACTCTGTCGCCTGAGTGAGGACGACGGTCTGCCCCGCTGCGGGGGCTGCCAGGTTCCAGTCCGAGAGCACGTCGCCGGCTGCGCCGCCGTACGTCTGGGCAATGAGGAGTTCGGATAGGCGGCGGCGGCGGCGGCTAGCGCCTCTCGCCGTGCTGCCGCTGGACCCTGCCCGGGCGGGAGGCTTGAGCGCCACGGCCGCCTCCTAGCCGTTGATGATGTCGATGTCCAGATCAGGCAAGCCGGACGACGTGGAGTCCGCGACCGTCGTCACGACCAGCGACGAGGTGTCATACACGATCGGCAGGCCCGTCATGTCGAGCCCGTCGTACGACCCGGAGTTCGCGACACGGGTGCCACTGCTCCACAGTCGCCGGGCGATTATCACGTTCAGGGCGCCGGCGGCGTTCGTCGCGCCGCCGATGATCACGGACTCGATCTTCTGCACGCCACGGTCACCCGCCGCCAACGGCAGCTCGACCCACCGTCCGACGATGAACCCGGACAGCGACCCGGATGTGGCCGCGACCGTGCGGCCCGTCGTCCCATCGGAGTTCGTGTACGTGACGTTGATCGTGGTCGCTGTGGCGGACATCGTGGTAGTGATCTCGACGAAGATGCGATTGCCATGGCCCGCACCGTCCGGGCAGCGGCCCAGGATGCTCGGCTGCGACGACAGGGTCAGTGTCTGCAGGGAGCCGAGCTGCGCCGTGGTGATCCCGACCGCGTAGAGCATGTCCCACAGCTCGACCCGGCCGACGACGGAGTTGTTCCAGAACACGCGCGACAGGTAGCCGACCGCGCCGCCGCCGAACGCGTTGATCGTCGGGCAGCCCGAGTTGGCGTCCGTGCGCAGCTCGCCCGCTGGCGTTGCGGCGGCCAGCATCGTGGCGGCGCCGGGGTTGCCTGCCGCGCCACGGATCGTGGACCTGTTGTTCGCGACAGTCGTGACCGCGGCGGTCTTGACGTAGGTGACGACCTGCTTCGCCGCGGCGATGACGCCGTCGCCGGTAGTGATCGCCATGATCAGGAGGCGCGGAAGAATCCGGCTGCGGCGAACTGTGCCGTGAAGTCCGAGCCGTCCGGCGTCAGGGCGCAGTCCAGCGCGACCAGGGGGATGATGTTGGCGTCCGTGCCGGCGCCCGTGTCGCTGTCGTAGCAGATGAGCAGCTTGGAGATAGCGTTGCCCGTCGCGGCCGTCCACGTCACGTCCGCAGCGTCCACGTCGATGCGCTCGTTCGTGTCGTCCGGGGTCACCGTGACCGACGCAAGGGTCTTGCGGCCCATCGTCGACTGCTCGTTCGACGTGCCGGCCAGCAGCGCCGACAGGTCGTCGTAGTCCTTGAGCGTCGCATCGGCCTCGAGGCCGGTCGTCTCCAGCGGGACGACGATGAGGGCATCGGAGGCGGCGGGCAGCGTCGCGTAGTAGGCGACCTTGCCCTTGGCGAAGTTGAACACGAAGTCGGCCACGGCTGGCTCCTACTCTGACGCAGCCGCGAGAGCGGCCTGCTTGATCGTGGTGGGCTGCTTGTTCGGGTTGCCGAACAGGCGGTCGAACTCGGCGAGCTGGTCCTCACTGAACGGCGCACGGTTCTGGACCTCGCGGGCCTCCGACGGCGACATCAGCCGGCCGGCGACCTCCGCGATCAGGTTCCGCGACTTCGCCTCCGGATCCATCCGCATCAGCGCGTCGGTGTTGAACTTCGCGTAGCGCGGCTGAGGCATCGCCCGGGACAGCGCCTTCTCGCGTCGCACGTACGCCGGGCCCAGGTTGATGATCAGCAGCTGCAGGTTCCGCTGCGTAACGTTCGCGTACGTGACCGAGCCCGTCGACACCTCGGCGTCGATCAGGTCACCCGGGACCCCGAGGAAGCGGCACACGTCGCCGACGCCGTACTTCATCTCGTCCAGGAACATCGTGGTGTTGGCCGGGACGGCGGCCATCTCGTACTCCCAGTCACGGCCCGTGACGAACAGGTCACGGCCCTTGACGGCGTTCTTGAACCGCGACTTGATCGCGTCGGCCTGGTGCGGGTCGATCGTCGGGACCAGCGTGTTCCGCAGGTGACCCGACGGGGCCGCGCCGGAGCCGAACCAGTCGAGGGCGAACTCCTGCGCGGACAGGTATGTGCCGATCGACCAGGCGGCGTAGGCGATAGGCGACAGCCCCACGGGCAGGCCGGCGACGGTGAACTGCCGCTCGTGCCAGATGTCGCGCGGGTCGTACTTCTCGCCGGCGATCCGGTAGTGGTCGATCTCGCCCTTGCGGACGATGACGGTCGACTCCTGCGCCGGCACCAGGTCGATGCGGGACGGGAACTGCAGCCCGTCGCGCTCGGTGATGATGCCGAAGTCGTTGCCGAACCGGTCGAGGTCGAACTGCGAGGAGTAGAGCCACTCCTCGACCCCGATGCGCTCCCCGCCCGGGGTGACCAGCAGCGGCGGCTTCGGGACCTCCACCTGGACGCCGGCGACGCGGCGGTACACGTCCAGAGGCGTGGTCGAGATCAGGTCCGCGCGCAGCCGCAGGCAGGCCCACACCGCCGAATGCCGCAGGGCCGTGTCCGCGGTGACACTGACGCCCGAGCTCGAGGTGCGATCGAACTGGCCCAGGGCCTTGAGCGTGGCCGACAGGTTCGCCGATCGATTGAAGAACAGGCTCACAGTCGCTCACCGCCACGCGCGCGCGCCGTCGCCGTGAGGCTCCACGACGCCAGCAGGCACGCGACGCCGGCGGCCGCCAGAGCCGCACCGAGGCCGAGCACCACGAAGGCGGCGGCGATCACGAGAGCGGTGCCCGCGAGGTCGAGGATGGTCGTCACGACGGTTCCCTTCCTCGTCAATAGACGCTTGAGGCGACGTCGTACGACGACGAGCCCACCAGCTGATCGAGCACCCACAGCGCCTCCACAACGGCTACCAGGCCGGCGACGTCGGTCGGCGACTTCTTGCGGTCGATGGCCCACCCGTCACCGAGCGCGCGAGGAACGGCGGTCGATGCGGCCTGGAACAGGTCCTGCCGGCCGACGTGCCGGATCCGGCGCTGCCGGATGGCGTCGTACAGGTTCCCCGACGCCTTCGCCACGCCCGACCCGTTGATCTCGTGCACCGGGATGCCGATGTCCTGCAGCTCCGGCACGAGACTCGAGACAGGTGCAGCGGATCCCTGGACAGCCACAGCCAGTGGAGCGAAGCGGCGGACCCGCTCGGCGAGGAAGCCCTTCACCTCGGCCGGCTGCAGGATCGCGACCCGGTCGACGTGCGTCAGGCCGTCCGCCCTCACGGCAGCGACGCCGATGTGTGCGCGCTCCCGGTCCCAGGACAAGTCCACGGAGAACACGAGCGGTGCGCCAGGGCCCGGCTCGCTGCCGGCGTCCTCGCAGTCGAGCCACTCCTCGACGGGGTACAGCGTGCCTTCGCCGGCGCCGACCGGGTCCTCCCACCAGCCGAGGCGCTCGCGCATGAACTCCTCCGGGGCCGACTCCAACGCGCGGCGCTCCTGTCGAACGAACTCCAAGGTGATGCGTCGGCCGAGTGCCGGGTTGGACGCCCACCACAGTTCCTCGTCATCTAGTCGGCACCCGGCCGCGCCCACTCTGTGCAGGCACTCGGGATCCGCACACGGCCCCCGCGGCGACGTCCACTCGATATAGCCGAGGTGCGGATCGGTGCCCGACCGTCCCCGGTCACGGACGCCGCGAAGAATCTCGGAGTCCTGTACGCCGGGCGAGCTGCCGTAGACCAGGTGAGCGTTCCTGCGGGCCGACATCGTCGGCACCAGGGCGCCCATCATGCGGCCCTCGAGGAACAGGGCCTCGTCGGCGTAGAGCCGGTCCCCCGCCATGCCACGTCCGGAGCGGCCGGTGCGAGCAATGATGTCCAGGCGCGAGCCGTTGCGCAGCTCGAAGCCTTCCTTGCCGTTCGCGGTCCGGATGCGGAGCACGTCGGCATCGAGGTACGGGGTGCCCTCGACGATTGCCCTCAGGTCACGGAAGGCCTCGCCCGCGGTCTTGAACTCGTGCGCAGTCCATACGACCCGGCTGACACCCTGGACGAACGTGTCGTGGAGGGCCAGGCCGATCATGGTGGCTGTCTTGAGGTTCTGGCGCGGGCAGACGATTCCCGACTCGAGGCCGATCCAGTCGCCGTTCTTCGCCTGCGGAGCCAGGGCGTGCAGGGCGAGCAGCTCCTGCTCCTCAACCGTGTAGCCGACCTCCCGCATCAGGTCCGCGGTCTCGTCTGCGATCGTGAATCGGGAGCCGTCAGGGACGTGGAAGAAGGCCGGCGGGTCAGGCTTCCGCACGGCCCTGGGCATACCGGTTCCGCATCCGTGCGAGCGGGTTGGCGTCGTCCGGGGTCTCGGCCGCGACGTTCATGCGAGCACGCTCGGACGGGTTCATGCCGAGCATGCCCATCATGCGGTCCACCTGCTCGTCGAGGGCGCGCAACGCGACACGGTCACGCCACTCCCCATCCCTCAGGACCCGGACCCGCAGGGCCACCCGCTCATCCACCGACTCACAGAGGACAGTCACGTGATCGAGGTCGAGCTCGCGGTCGATCCACTTGGACCTCAACGCCCACACGCGGGCCCACAGTCGCAGGCCCTCCTGACCCAGCGGGCGCAGTGGCTCCGGTGTCTCGGGCAGACCGGGCAGCACGGCGACTGCCGGCTTGGGTCGGCGTGGCGTGCGCTTCGCCGCGGCCTTCTTGACGGGCGCCTTCTTGGCAACCGGTTTGCATGGGGTCGAACTACGCGGCGAAGTCATGCGCCTCGCCCGTCGACTCGAGGACCGGCAGGTTCTTGGTGTGCTCCTGCCAGCGACGGCAGATGACGTCCACGAACCGCGGATCCAGCTCGAGCAGGCGAGCCTTCATGCCGAGCGCGTCCGCTGCCATGAGCGTCGAGCCCGACCCGCCGAACAGGTCGAGGACAAGCTGGCCGCGCTTCGCGCTGTTGCGCAGCATGCGTTGCACCAGGGCGATCGGCTTCATCGTCGGATGGTCCGCGTTGCGGGAAGGCTTGTCGACGCGCATCGCAGTGGTCCCCACCTCGGTCACGACCAGGTCGTCCCCCGAGATCAGCAGGGTCGTCGACGGCAGGGACACGCGCCACGTGCGCTCGTCCACCTGCTCGAAGATGCCCCCCCCCCAGGTCGAGGATGCTGGCCTGCCGGCGATCGCCGTACCAGCGATGCCGTGCCCCCGGCTTCCAGCCGTACAGGACCGGCTCGTGCTGCCACTGATAGTCCGACCGCGACAACGTGAAACTCGACTTCACCCACACGACCACACTGGACAACTTCAAGCCCGCCTCGAGGAACGCGGCCGTGAAGGCAAGCCGCTCCGTCTCGGAATGCGCGACGTAGATGCCGGCGCCCGGGGCCATGACCGCGATCGCCGAGCTCATGACGTCCCGCATGAACTGCGCGAACGCGGCCGAGCTCATGTCGTCGTTCGCGATCTTCCCGGCGATGCCGTCGACCGCGACGTTGTACGGAGGATCCGTCCACACGACGTCCGCGAGCTGGCCGTCCATCAGTCGCTCGAGGTCGTCGAGCGACGTGGCGTCGCCGCAGAGTACGCGGTGCTCCCCGAGCAGCCACACGTCACCGAGGCAGGCGTACGGCGTGACCGGAACGGGCGGTGCGTCATCGGGGGCCGGCGGAAGCGGGTCAGGATCGATGCGGTCGACCAGGTCGCGCACGGCGTCCTCGGACCAGCCCGCGTCGAGCAGCATCGCCGGATCCACTCCACCGACCTCGCGGATGAGCTCGAGCAGCGCCAGCTCGTCGTAGGACCCGAGCTCGGATGTGCGGTTGTCCGCCAGGGCGAACGCCTGCGACGTCGTCAGGTCGTCGTCGACCAGGACGGCCGCGATGTGCGAC